TTGATAACACCTGAATAGATGTTTATCTTTTTTCTTTCATTGTCATCTTGGGGTAATATCACTTATCATCTCCATTAGGCCAACAAATATTAACGCACCCATAATCATTATCATTCCATAGTATAACATTGTTTCATCATCCATTTAAGTCCTCCAGAGTTAAAAAATACTGTTCTGCATAGTCCGACCCATCAGCTTTTGTATTCTCGTGTAGTTGTTCTAGTGCTGATGTAGGGATTTTTTTCTTTTCTTGTGATAAAATCATTAGATAGTCATATCTATCAGGAAACTTTTGTCTAAACCATAAGCTACTATGTAAGACATCTTTGTGCCACCAATGTAAATGGTAGTAACTAGATAAGGTTTTCATATTGAAAGGGTCTAGTGCTGCGTATGAATGTGTTCCTCGATTGAGAACATGAGAGCAATGACAATTACTTCCACTAACTTTCTTGCCTGAATATTGGCAGATATAATTGTCACGCTCCTTGACGTACTTCTTGGCTTTATCAAATAGCTTATTAATATACCAAGTTCTTGTACGTTTCTTTGCCATTAGAAAGGAATCTCTTCTGATGATTCTTTAGCGTTAAATGCTTCGGTTATCATTTGAACAGCATCTTCTTTTTTACCAGTTGATCCATCAAACTTTCCAACGAACTCTGTAGCTACGTCAAATAAGAAGTTCTCTTGTTCAGTAAAGTCTAGTTTCTTTTGACCTTTAACTGTTTTCTCTACAGCACCTGGCATACCATTAGGGTTATCCTTTGTGTAAGCCATAGTTACTGTTACGTTCTTCTGACGTATGTACATGAATGGTCTTTCATGCTCACTATCATATCCAAGAATAAACTCAACATCATCTTTAACATTGATGTTAGGTATTCTTTTTACTACTTGTCCAAAATACCTAGACTCTACAGGTATTTGTAGTTTAAAGGTATCGTTACTAGTATCAATCAAACGTATGATAAGATTTGTACCATAGTCTGATGTGTCCATGTAACCACCGATAATCTTTCCGGATAGTTTATTGAACTGTAGTTCTTTGATAGTTGATCCAGCATTAGGTCCCTTCTCTAATACTCGTTCAACAGCTTTGGAGTCATCAGCCCCATCAGGTAATCTGATTGTGAACTTTCCTCCTACGATTGTGACGAATGTACTGCTTGTGTTACTGATTATTTCTAATCCCATCTTTGTAATCTCCTATAGTTATATTAATTAATTATTTATACTTTTTTACTACATATTTGTCAACCTATTAAACAAGGTAACAAAAGCTTTTGTTGCTGTTTGTGGCACTACTCCATTTCCGAGAAGTCGCAATCTGTCCACCCTACTGTCAGTCCCATTAGTTGTTCTACCCAACTTGGGTTTAACACGAGGCTCTTCCCATTCGTGTTGTTGTTCGTTTGGTCTTGCGACTGATTGTACATCCCATGTACTTGTTCTCCTATATTGTGTTTCCCTCTGTCGAAGTTCGCAGCTCTGCTCATCTGCTCGGTTGGAGTTCCCCAACTTTGAACTACTCTCGGTAGAGTTGGATAATTGTCTTTCGGTGTCATTCCTGGTGTGTCCTTGTAATCCCTTGCCATTGGTGTCGGAAATGTTTCCACTGCATCTTTCAACTTGACTGACCATTTCTCGCCTTTCTTGTTCTCTCTGTAGAACTGACCTGTCTCGCTGATCTTCGCTTGTACTGTTCCTCCCTCTGCATCTGATGTTCTCGGTGTTGGAAAATTCATTGCTTCTTGACAAAGAGGTGGTTTCTGTCCCCCTGATGGATTCTTCTTTCGAGGTTTCTGTATGTTCGCTGAATCTATTACTGTCGGTGTTGACCAATTCTTCTCGTTCACTTCTGCTTGTTGTGCTAGGTTTAGAGAGTTTCTCTTCAGTTGACTTGGACTCATCTGTTGGTCTGCTCTGCCTGTTGTTGGAGTTGACCAATTCTTCTCGCTCACTTCTTTTACTGCTAGTGTTAGAGGTTTGCCCCCTTGACTGTACTTCTTTGCACGTTCTGTTGTTGAGTCTAGTGTTGGAGTACCCCATAATGAAGACTCTTTTTCTCTGATGAGGGAAGCCGACTTCACTCGCAGAGAATACTCCTGCCGTTGCTTGGTAACCCAATCTTTCCAAGTCTTTAAGCACATAGTGGAGAACTGATTCTCCTTCTGTTGTTTTGCTTGAGATAATTCCTTCAACATTTTCGAGGAAAACAATTCCTGGTTTACATTCTTCGATTCCTCTACTGATGTAGGGATAGAGGTGGCGAGGGTCTTCAACTCCTTTTCTAACTCCAGCTTGGCTAAAGGGCTGACAAGGGAATCCTCCTGATAAGATAGATACTTTTCCAAGAAACTCTTTGTATGGGAAGGTCTTAACATCCGTGTAGATAGGTGCTGCATCCAACTGTTCGTTTTCCATCTTCGAAACCAAGTTTGCGATTGCGAAAGCTTCGATCTCCACATAAGCGATTGCTCGCAAGTTTGGTAGAACTCTTTCAAGTCCGATTCCGATTCCGTCATAACCTGCACAGAGTGACAGGTGTGTAATTGCTTTGGTAGTATCCACATTATTTCTCCTTTAATTAATTTTCATCTTCCCAACGAATGTGTTCAAACGTCTGCGTTCTCCCACTAAATTCTAAACTTGCGATAGGACTGATACCTTGTCTGTTCTTTTGAAAGTTAGCTATGATATGTTTGTTCTCACCTTTAGTATCCATCTGTTCTATTCTTCCACATCTTGTGTTGACTCCATCATAAGGAACTTCTTGTAAAAACAATATCTGGTCAGCAAAGTTTTCAACATCCTTTGACCATGCAACATTCCCATCCTGATTAGGATGTGCAAGAATAATTATAGGTATCTTTAATATATCTCGTAAGTCCCTAAACTTCCTAATAAAATCATCATACATGATTGTCTTACTTTGATACTGCTTACCACCATCTGAAATAGAAAGTAAGTTATCAATAAAGATAGCGTCTGCTCCTTTCCTATGTTCAATGATAGCCCATGAACGAATGTCATCTATCGTCATCCCTTTATCTCTTACACATAAATCTAATACTCGTAAATCTTCTGCTGCTTTGTTTGCCCTCTCTTCTTCATCTCTAGTTATGTGACCTCTTGATCTCATCCAAAAGGTATTCATGTTTCCGATATGTGCTAACAATCTTGGTGCTAATTCTTTTCGTAACATTTCAATACTAGCTAATGGTACTCGTTGTTGTTTGATATGTGCCTGGACAATCGTTTGTAACATCAATGCTGTTTTTCCGGTTGATCTGCTTGCGTGCCAAATAGCTAACTCTGATCCCATCCTACCTAACTTCATATCCCATTCTGGACAAAACCAATTGAAGTGACCTACGTTTCCTTCTTTACAATCTTTAATATATTTCTTTGCGTGTTCATACAACGTCTTATCATCTTGTTCATCAATAGATATAGCTGCAAGATTACTCATCACATCACTTACACAACTCTCTCCTTTGTAAGCTGTTTCTAATCCATCCGATATAATCCCAATCTCTTTTCTTAATTGAGATTTCTCTCTTACTATTGACGCATAATGTTTACTGTTACTTGGAACAACAGTAGAGTTTTGACAATCTAATAAGTAATCTGCTCCACCAATCTGTGATAGTAAATCATTTGCTTGTAATTCTTCTTTGATAGATATTGCGTCAAGATTTTTTCCCTCTGCTCGCATCTGATTAAACACTTGCCAAAGTATTATATTTTTTTGATCATAGAAATCATCAGCTTGTAAGTTTAAATCTTTGTCTAATCTTGTATGGTCCAACAAGATTGATCCAATAACACCTATTTCTGCTTCTCTTGAATATGGTGGTACTCTCATATCATCAATCCTTTATTCTTTTCTTCTCTGTCTTTGTAGTTTCTTCTTGGTGGTGTCTTTGTTTTAATATCTTTTTCAATTCCTGGTTTCTGTACTAACTCTTGATAGACATGGGGAAACATATCTTTCATATCTACAATCAATCGAATGATTTGTAAATGAGAATTGTTATTTGATTTCAATGGTAAGTTTCTTTGCTCTTTCAAAAACCCTTTGATATATATCCAACCCTTGTTCTCATCAATCAAATGTTTGATACCATTGTATGCCTGATTGACTTGTGCTTCGTTCATCTTGGTACGAAAGACACAATCTTCAGGATCGAACTCAAGAAAGCCTGCATTATTACACACATCATTTATGTAAAAAATAAGGAGTTTTTCAGCAGGTTTTAGTTTTCTAAAGCTTGGTGACTGCCACTTACTTGGATCGTGAAACCTACTCACTTGGATCGTTGTCCTTATCGTACTCAAACACAATACCTTTTGCGTGTTTAAATGTTCCTGATAATTGACTAACGATATGTGTCCTACCAATACCTAATGATTCAGCAGCTGATTTAATACTAGGAAAATAATCTCCTACATTTACATCTACCGGTGTACTGTTTCTGTTTGATCCTACAATTTCTTTTATTCTAATCGGTTGTCTTATGCCTTGATTATGCATTTTTCTCCTCTCGGTCTTTTAATATTAAGAGTATTCATCACTCCATTTAATTTAACCATTGCGTCATAGTAGTTGATAATAGTTTCTATGTCCAATCTCTTTATTGAATAACCACATTTGTTAGATGATCCAAAACAAACTATCCAAGCTTCTTTCAAGTTAGGATGATCAGCTAATAAGTTATGTGCGTATAAACAAACTTGTAACATCATAGAAAGACTTGGTTGTTTGGCTCGTTTCCAGTCACATAAAATAACTTCGTCTTCTATTTGTAACAAGGCGTCATATTTACCCGATACTTGCAACGTATCATCATAGAATCTTACTTCTGTTGAAATAACTTTTGGATCAAATCTATTGAAGAAATGACTCCACCCACTTGGTAAATCTTTTTTAGTTTCACCATTATGTAAACAATCTTCAATAGCATTATGATATTCTGTACCCTCATCTGCTAACTCGGATAATTTTCTACGATAATCACCATATGTTTCTGCCTGATTGAATGCCCATTTGATGAGATGATCTGCACCAAATGAGCTGTCAATAGCCTTAACAAATGTTGATACTCTCGTGTATATCTTTGGCTCATCATCAGGAATATCAAACTGGATAGTGATAGACGTAATCACACCATCCGGTTTTTCATCACTCAATGGATCAAGGTTACCTTCGGACCACTGGATTTGATTATCTCCCATGTCCGCACCATACGAATACTTTACTACTCTTGCCACGATAGAAGAAAAGATATGATTCTCTCCTTTCTTCTGCATGGACGCATGAGCATACTCTTGTGCTTTACCTCTCGGAACATATCCGATAACAAAATAATCATCTACTCCAGTTTCTTCATCTTCCATTTCAATACTAACTGATACAGCGTTAGGATCATCTGTATGAGATAAGCTTCTATCAGGATTAACAAATGGATCATGGGATAACCAAAGTTTTGTATTTGTATCTAACTTTAATAAATCAAATCTATCTGTGTTCCAAGTAATACTTTTCACACCCGCCAAGTTACATTCATATACTCTACTCATGGCCATCACCTCTATGTTTATCTTCTTTTGTTTCTGCCATTTGTAGATCAGCGTATTGCTGCGGTGTAAGACAATCTTCGAAACGAATGAAATAATCTTCCGCTGATTCCACACCATTCATTTGCATATTCATATCCATGACCGCATTCTCAATTTTACTAGCTAACTCCAGGCCTTGTTCAACAGTTAGGTATCTACTATCAATGACACCATTTGAAGTAAGTTGAAACAAAAGAGTTTTATTTTTTAATACTTTGGCTTCAATGATAACTTCATTCTGTTCAGTGTAATTTTTTGATGTGTTAGTTATTGGCATTACTTCACCTCCACTAATGTTCCATCTTCTGCTATTTTGTAACCCTTATGTTCTTTATATAAGTTTATTTCATCTAATCCAGAATCTACGTCTTCAACCTCCTCTGCTTCAAACTCTAAATAGTAAGGAGCCAGGTTGCAGTTTTGAACGTGTGCAATCGCACTTTCTTTTGAAGATGAATCTTCAACTTCAATACTACCGCTGAATCTAACCATGTATTTTGCCATTATTTCACCTCACTTTCATCATTTATTATTTGTTCATTAAGAGCAATGCGAGAGTTATACGTTTCAATTACCAGATTTGATTCTTTTATTGCCTGCTCATGGTAATTAATACTGTTTCTTTCGCTTTCGATTTTTCTTTTTAGGATTTGTATTTCTTGCTGAATGCTACTCATTTTTTGTTCTGCTTCTTTGTTTATCATTTTATACCTTCTCTTTCTGTTAATGATTAATTAATTTTCTATAAATTATACTTATGTTTTTGACTTGTCAAATCATTTGTAAAAAATATGTCGTTTAATTTTTACTGTCTTTGTCATGTAGTCGGACCAATAGGGATTGACATAATCAGCATGATAATGATCAGCTCCTTTTGTCAAATTGGTTTCCGGTTTTTTGCTAGCTATCTGTTTAGCTATATTCCAATAAGGGTGGGTCTTCGCCTTACTGATAGTGGCCTCTATATCTTTTCCATTCCAACAAGAGAATTGTTTCCGCTGCAAGCATACATCTTGATAGGATTTATTTCTTTTGATGGACCTATTATGAATTACTTCCATAACCGCTTGCATTCCAATCTTTCCTTCACCACCTGCTTCTAGGATTAGCGTTGCGGTTATAACATCAGCTCGGCAAGTTGCACCGAGCATCAGTAAGATTAATAATAATTTTTTTATTTTCATTTTAATTCCTTTCTGATGACTACATCATCATATCCATCATCTCTATAATCTTCTGCTAAATCAATAGCATCTTCTTTTGTTAAGTAGTACCAGTTGACTTCACTAGCACCTACCCATACTGAATATATTTTTTCATTACTCATTTTTTTATCCTCCTGATTTTAATTATATCCACATTACATTAGCATACGCATCTAAACCTTTATTAGAATAAGATTTAGCATATCCTAATTTAGATTTACAATCTTTAATAATGTTAGTTAATTCTTCTTGTTGTTTTTCTGTTCCATTAAAAAGCAATGGATTTCTGCGAGCATTTCTTAACTTCTTTTCATAATATTTTTTTTCTTCATTTGTCATTTTTTTATCCTCTTGATTTTAATTATAATTGAATTAATTTTCTATACTCAACACCATAACCATTGTTAATATATATTATTTCAATTTGGTGGTTATGCTCATTTAATTTAATCCATTTTTCTTGATCTTCATATCTTTCGAATGTTTTTATTTCCCACATTTTTTTATCCTCCTATTTTCTTTATACGAAATATTTAATAACTTGTTCAAGCGTTATGTCAATTAATTGATTATTGTTTTCAATATCTTCAATCAAAAAATATTCATGTTCCTCGTTTGGCAGGAAGATTGTAATATCTTCTTCTTGATGAGAAATATTCGGTCTTACATCTCTATGCTCTTGATAAGTATCAACGAAACCATAAATACCATTTTTTTCTAATGTTAACAATAAACCTTTGATCATCAACATTTCTTTTATTGTTGTTTCTTTATTCATTTTTTATTCCCCTGATTTTAATTACTATAATTTTCTAATATTAAATGTTCAACTGTATCATATATATCATTAAATATATCTTGAGCAGCTTCATTATATTCAGTTGTATCATCTTCATTAGTTACGATACATTTTTTATCATAATCTTTACCGAATTTAAGACGCAAGATCATGTCCGCAATTTCGGAAGTTGTTTCAATTAATTTATCATCATTCATTTTTTATTCCCCTGATTTTAATTACTATACTATACTATACTATACAGAGAGGCTATATTTAGCCCCTCATTAGCCCCTAATTTCTTCTTTAATTTTCTTAATATCTTGTACGCTTAACATATTAGAGAAAACTTCATCAAGATGATTACTTTCACTTAATATCTCTTCGCCCACAATATAAGCGTACATATTAGCAATCTTTTCAGCGTCGCTAAAATCGGTTGTAACTTCACCGAAGTTGCCCTGCTCATAGTCTTTTATCATTTCGATTATATCAAAAGTTTCAGCACCTAAAAACTCTTTAGCTTTATGATTACCAATAATGAAATAATCTGTATTACATAGCTCGTGGTGTAAATCACAAGCGTAAGTATCCACATAATTATTATCTAATTTATTTAATATATCTTGTCTTACTTCTTCTTTTTGATTTATCATTTTTTTATCCTTTAATTTAAATTACTGATCTCATCAGGTAGCCAACTAGACTACGACGCACCGCAGTGCGTTTCGATCTTATTTATATTCCTCAAAGTTAACTGAAGTAGAAACAAAGAATTTGTATTTGTTTTCAAGATACTTCCAGTCAACCTTATGATAATTATCAACTGTAATTGGACAGTATTCTTCGTACCAATCGCCCTCTTGTAAGGCTAGATGATTTGTCAGCAGCCACTCAGTTGATACTACTTTATTATCGTACTTTATTTCATTTAAGTTATCTTCGTATATACCTTGTAACTCTTCTTCAGCGAATTTTGTTAATTTATTTATCATTTTTTTATCCTTCCTGATTTTAATTTATTATTTGTTAAATATTGATTTGTTGTTAAATTCAACTAATACTGAAGCTTCAAAACCGTTTACAAAATCTTTTAATCTTTGGAGTAATTCTTCTGTGGTTTTGGCTTCAAGTATATTATTACTACAGCCATTTTTCTTTATAATTCTTGCAATTGCAGGTTGTCCAAAATGAGGATAGTTATAAAAATAACTTCCCACATTATGAGTTGAATTATCTAAATCATAAGCATTTATATTTTCATTTGAAAGTTGATTTAATGTATCAACTAATTTGATTATTTGTTTTTCATCATTTAATTTTTTTTCATACCATTTCATTTGTTTTCCTTTGGTTAATTTATTATTTGTTTTATTCATAAAAATCATTATCCATAATTTGACATGTTCGTCAATAGTTTTTTTTATTTTTTTTTGACATATATTTTTAACCTTTATTTTTAACTAATTAAATTAAGATATTTGTTTAATCTTTTAATCCGGATCAGCTCCAGATTTTTCTTATCGCACACGTAAAAAAATAAATAAAAAGAATCGCAGCAGTTAATCATTCGGTATAAATGTATCGATAAAAGATATCGATTTAAAAATATCGATAAAAAAATATTGATTTGCAAAATTTTGGCCTAGTGGGGCATATTCAGGGGGGGGTGCCGGACACCGGATGCTGTGTATGTATGTATTTAGACCCCTACCAACTTTTTAAATATTTGATCTTGCTGTCAAATTTTATATATGCGATAGGAAATATATGGAATCACAACAATCGATATATGCACATCTACAAGATATAGCTACCGATAATAAAAAACTATGGTCCTATAGTGGTAAGTTAAGTCAGCTATACAAATCAGAATCAAAGCTGAAAGAGCAATCAAAAAAATCTGCTATCAATTTAGATGACAAAGAATCATTACGACAATCAGTCCTAGAACACTTATATGCAGAAAGTTCAAAAGGTAATGCACAAGCATCAGATAAACTAGCTAGATTAGCTGGGTTAGGAGAAGAAACTCAAGATATAATTATTGAGATAGTAAATTACAATCCACCTAAAGCAAAGAAAGGAAAGAAGAAATTAACATCTTCGAACACATAAATGGATTAGCTATAATGAAATGTATGTTATGCAAAAATATATTTTTTATTCTAGATATGCCTATGCAATTGAATGATCCTGATTTTTGTCCCTACTGTGGATGTGAATTTGAACTAGAAATTGATATTAATTAGACCCTTAATAGGGGCTAGTGTTAGACCCTATGTATAGTAATAGTATAGTATAGTAATGAATGATAGAAATAAAAGTTGCGAAGAATGTTGTTGCGTAGACTCGGAAAGCAATCCAATTCTTGAAGAGTGGGACAAGCAAGGGTTTCTTGTAAAAAGTATATGCATGATGTGTTATGCAGAAAATCTAGATGAAAATAAGAATACCAACGATTGAGCCAAGAGATTATCAAATACCTTTTTTAAAAGCGTTTGATAGTGGCATACAATATTCAGTTATATCGTGGCATAGACGAGCAGGTAAAGATGTTACGTCATTCAATGCTATGATCAAGCGTGCTATACAAACACCAGGTAACTATTACTACCTATTCCCTACTAGAGCATGGGCCCAGCGTGCTTTATGGGATAACATATGTGAATGGGCTGGTGGTAAAAAACTAATCGATTTGTTATGTCCACCGGAAATAGTACGCAGAAAAAACAATTCAGACTTTTTTCTTGACTTAATCAATGGCAGTAGAATAAAGATAGATGGAACAGATAATCTAAATTTCGTTGGACAAGGAGGATCAGGATATGTTTTATCAGAGTTTTCTTTACACAAAGAAGAAGTATCCGGATTCCTTGCACCTATATTAACTGAAGGTAGTGCATTTGTAATATTCAATGGCACACTACGAGGAAAATCAAATCATTTATGGAGATTATATGAAAATAATAAAGAAAATAAAAACTGGTTTACACAATGGTATCAACTGGGGGATACAAAAACTGCGTATTGGGTTGGTAGCGGTATGGATATTAATCCAGAGCTTGCTAGTAAAATTAGTCCTTATGATGGAAAAGCTTATAAAAATATTCAAGAAGATGTTGACTCGGGGATAATATCCTATGCAATGGCTCGTCAAGAATATTTGAATGAAGCCATTTCTCAAGTAGAAAATAGCTACTATGGTCACGAGCTTGAGGTTTTAAAAAATGAGGAGAGGTATGGAAATCTCGATATTGGAAATGGGAGTGTATTTACTTTTTGGGATTTGGGTACTTCTGATGCTACAGCCATAATATTTGCACAAGTTATAGATGGTAAACCTATTATAATAGATTATCACGAGTCTAGTGGTAAAAAAATTGAAGACTATGCGATAGTAGTAAACAGTAAAAACTACAAGTATGGTGGCCACTTTGCACCGCATGATGTATCCAAGCGTATGTTGTTTGGTGATCTAGTATCTACAGCAAAAGAAGTAGGTATAGATTTTAGACGTGTACCAAAAACTAGCTCGGTATTACAAGATATAGAAATATGTAGACGTAAAATGCGAGAAGTATATATTCATACTAGATGTGAAGATTTATTAGAACATCTTGAGCATTATAGAGAAGGACCAAGTGGTCGACCTGTACATGATAAACACTCTCATGCAGCTGATGCATTTAGAACAATGATCATGGGAATACATTTAAATCTTGTACACCCTTATTTATCAACAGGCAAACAAATTAAATTACCAAACACAGTAGGGAAGGCAGAAGAGTATGTCGATTGGGAATCCAATACAGCTAGCGAAAAACCGCTATGGAAAAGATTTCGAGAGTCTAATGGACTTTTATCTGACTCATGGAGTGGTGTATAGTGATGATAAAGTTTTTGTTATGGCTATCATGCATAACAAAGATGCATTGTTAAAAAATAAAAAGAAAGAGCTTGACAATCTAAATTGTTGGTATGTACATTACGCAGCAGGGGATATTTCTCGTTTATTTGAAATCGCACCCTATGAATTAGAGTGGGCATTATTTGAACGAGGAAAAAATAAACCACTCAAATGTTATAAAGTAGATAGGATAAGGAGATTAATTTATGGGAGGCGGCAGTAGTACACCTAGACCACCAAAGATCAAAACACCACCACCACCGGTTGAAGACATATCAACAGCATATCAATCTCCAACTATGCGTCAAGAAATAGCCAGACGACAACGACGTGGTGCATTTGTAACTCGTGGACAAACATTAGGAGCAAGTGGAGAAGTTCTTGGTGCAGGACCAACAGAATTAGCACCAATTGCACAAGCTACAGGTACAGATACACCTGAAAAAGAATTATCTAAAGAAGAATTTTTAAAACAAAATCCTAGTAAAGTAAAAGTATTTGGTGGACCTGGATACTCATATGCAATGAACAAAAGAAGAGAGGATGAAAATAGAAGATATGCTTCTTATCTTAAAAAATTAAGAAAAGATACAGAATCTCGTATGGGTGCAACTAGAGGGCAAACAATATAATGGATGCTAAATCTTTAATTAAAATGTACAATCGTGAAAAAACGAGTACAGAACGAAGTAACTTTAATGATATATACGAAACCTGTGCAGAGTTTTGCAATCCAAAAGCAGATGATATACAAAGTAAAAAAACAGCAGGTGAACGTACAGACTCACAACGAGTAACAGATATTGGTATAAAAGCAAGACGTATGTTTACTGCTGGTATGATGTCCCATTTATTTCCACAAGGACAAAATTGGATACGAGTAGTTACTGTTAATCGTGAACTTATGTCTAACGATAATGTTATTCGTGCATTATCTTCTGTATCTAAAAAATTTATTAATGCTATAGAAAACTCAAACTTTTATGAAGAGATGGGACAATGTATTGATCATTGTGGATACATTGGAACAACTACATTATATTGTGAGTCAGATAAGAAAAACTTTATTAACTGGCGATCACATTATATTAATCAATTTTATTTTTGTGAAAACTATCAAGGCCAAGTAGATACTGTTATTCGTGAGTTTAAACTTACTGCTAGACAAGCATTACAACAGTTTGGTGAAGATTGTCCAGAACGTATACGACAAGAAGCAGAAAATATGTCTACGCAAACTAAAGAGCATGAGTTTATTCATGTAGTTATGCCTAGAAATGGATATACTCCTAATACAGATAAAAAAGAAAATAAAAAAGTTGCATCAATTTATGTTAGTTTAACTACAAAAGAAATAGTAATGGAATCAGGATTTGATGAAATGCCTTACTCTGTGGGTCGTTTCTACAAAACAAACTATGAAAAGTATGGTAGAAGTCCTGCATCAGAAGTAATTAATACACTTCCTATGATAAATAGAATGGAAGTAGCTCGTATTCGTGGTGCTGAAAGAGTATCTAACCCCCCGTGGTTAGCTCCTAATGATGGTAGTGTTAGACGTATATCTAACGATCAAGGGTCTATTATATATTATAACGCAGGTAACCCACTATCTAAACCTGAACAACTACGACCAATGGACAATATTGTTGTTAATGATGCAATGATACAAAAGAAAGAACAAGAAGTAATGGATGCTTTTTACATTCCATTGTTTAATCCATTACATAATAAACAAAACATGACAGCATTTGAATCACAAGAAAGACTTAACTTATCATTACAATTTCTTACACCTGCGGTCAATAGATTAAATAAATATTTTGTTAAGCCAGCATTAGAAAGAGCATTTGGTATTATGTTACGAGCTGGTGCATTTAGAGAACTTGAAATAGAAGAGTTATCAGAAGCTAGTCTTGATTTTGATTTAGTAGGTAAAGCATCTATAGCATCAAGGCAAATAGAATTATTTGGCACAATGACTGCTGTTCAACAAATGGCACAGATAGCACAACTTAAACCTGAAATATTTGATAATTTAAATCCTGATAAAACAGCACGATTTATTCAAGAAGTAAATATGATGCCAATAGATTTACAATTATCAGAAGATGAAGTACAAGAAATAAGAGATGAAAGAGCAGAAGCTGCTGCTGCACAACAACAAGCAATGCAAGCACAAGCATTAAGTGACGCATATGCTAAAACAAGACAAGCACCCGAACAAGGTAGTGGTGCAGAGTTTGTTCAAGAATTAGTTAATCAAGAAGTAGAAGCAGCAGAAGAGGGTTAATGGATATAGTTGATAAAGTAACCTACGATTTTGAGTGGGATAACGAGAAGGATTTATCAGAAGAAACTAGACGAGCTTTTGTAAATCTTTTTAATATAGAAAATAATGATGCGTTATTAGTAACAAAATTTTTAGTAGGCATTTGTAAATGGCAAGATCAAACAGAATATAATGATCCTGTTATAGAAGCAAAGATGAATGCTTTACGAAATGTAATATTAAGTATTAAAAAACAAATTAACATGAAACCCATAGAGGAGGTCACTAATGAGTGAAGAAGAAGTAGTAGAGTCTACTGAAGAAGTAGTTGAAGAAGTCGCAGAAGAAACTCCAGTTGAAGAATCATCAGGATCATTTGTTGATAATATGTTATCACAAATTGATAATGAAGATATTAAATCAGCAGGATTTTGGAAAAACCTGGAAGGTAAAGATGCTAACGAAGTTGGAATGTATATTAAAGAACTTCAGAGCTTTGCAGGTAAAAAAGGTGATATTCCAAAGTCAGATGCTTCGCAAGAAGAGTGGGATGCTTTTTATAATAAACTGGGTAGACCTGAAGATGTCGACGGCTATGATTTTACCATTGGTGATGAGTTTACTAAAGTGGTTGGAGAAGAGTCAGCACCTTTCTTTGAAGATGCAGTTGAAGAGTTTAAAAAAGAAATCTTTAAAATAGGTGCAAGTGCAGATCAAGCTGAAAATTTAGTTGATTGGTATTTAGGGTTTGTAGCTAATAGCATTGAAGAAGACAATAAAGCTGTTGAAGAAAATATGCAAGCTATGGAAGCTGAACTTCGTAAAGAATGGGGTGACAGTTATGATGGCATGATGAATGGTATTGAAGTTATGCTTGAAGCTAATGGTATGCCAAAAGAAAATATTGAGTTTGCAAAAGAAGCTGGTTTATTAAAAGACCCATCATTTGCAGTTGCATTAGGAAGAATAGCTACTAAATTTGGAGATGATCCGGAAATAGGACATCATCAAACTAATACTATGGCAGGTGTTCGTGACCAACTATTTGATGTTGAACAAGAAGTTAAAGAATATCTTAAAACAGGTAAACCAATTCCTAAACATATATCAGACAAACGTATGGACCTAATGAATAAGTTAGGTGAAAATTTGTAAAGTTTTGTCTTGACATATATAAGTAGCATATAGTAATTATTTTTTTAACGAAAGAGATAACCTATTTTTAGACCTCTGTAAGTTAGCGTCAACCCAGACGTAAACTGGCAGGCAAGACCTCCTTTTGGAGATAATCAGAGCCGATTAGTCGTGTAAATTAATTAGCCAATTATTAAAAAAGGAGATATAAAATGGCTTCAACTAGTATAACAACTGCATTCGTAAAGCAGTATGGTGCTACTCTAGATTTACTTACTCAAACAATCGGTGGTAAATTTAAAGGCACTCACCTTGAAGAGTCTATTGAGGGTGAAGAAAAATATTACGATCAGTTAGGATCAGTTATTGCTGACGAGGTTACTTCTCGCTATGCTGATTCTCCTGAAAATGACATATCTCACGACAGACGTAGAGTAGTTGCTACTGCGTATGACGTTGGATTAATGTTAGATAAGTTCGATAAAGTTCAAATGCTTGTAAATCCTGAATCAGAATATGTTCAGCAACAAGTAACTGCACTTATGCGTAAGTATGACATTGAGTTCTTAAAAGGATTATTTGGTACTGCACAAACTGGTAAAACAGGAAGTGGTACTGCATCTTTAGCTGCTGCTAATAAAATTGCTCACAACAACGAAGGTCTTACTATTGATAAGATTGCTGAAGCAAGAGAGATTATGGAAACTAATGGTGTTGATCTTTCTGATCCATTAAACAAACCATATCTTGCTGTTAGTCCTAAAGCTTTACAAGACTTATTGACTAACACAACTGTTGCTTCTATTGACTTCAATAATATTAAGTCTTTAGTTAGTGGTGATATGAATACATTCTTTGGATTCGAAATCATTAAGTCTAATCAGCTTCCATTTCTAAATGATGGAGATGATAAAGATGGAACAAATCATATTGCAAACCTTTCTTGGGGTGCATCTGATGATCTTCCTGTTGCAGCAAGTGGTGGATCAACTACTGCTGGTAAGAGAGCTTGTGTTGCATATACTCGTTCTGCCGTGCGTCAAGTTACTAATCCTCAAATTATGACAGAGATTAGCAAGCGTGACGATAAGAGATTTAACTACTATGCTTACTCTTGCATGAGAACAGGTGCTGTTCGTATGGAAGAAAAGAAAGTTGTTCAAATCGGTGTCAAAGAATCAGGTGCTAACGCAGGTTAAGGAGGATAATTAGATGGCAACAAATTCAACACAGATTACTGAAGTATATGGGTCTAATACATCCATTACTGCAAGTACAGCCAAAGATGGCACACAAAAGTTGTTTGACTCAAACACTAATGCAGTTGAAGTTAAAACTGCAAAGTTTGACTTTGTATCAGCTGCTGCTGCTCAAGACACATTCAACTTAACAGTATTACCACAAGGTGCAGTTGTTCTTAATGCAACTTTACAAACTAGTGGTGCTTTAGGTAGCGATAGTAGTACAAGAATCAATTTCTTTATTGATGAT